TGGTCGTGGTCTTCTGTTTTCAGCACTAATCCGACGTTATCAACGTGTACTGCATAAATCATGGTCTCAATTCCCTTTTCTAATGAACACAACAAAGCGCCACTTCTGCATGGCGCAATGTTCTAGGCACTATGGGCGGATTCGATTTTTTCACTTGTGTGGGCGTCATACAGGTCCGAATCCTCATGATTGATATCACAAGCGACAACGCGCCAACCGTCATCAATTTGATTAGCAATTGAGTAGATCACTTGATGCAATTCAGCGCGCACGGTATCGAATGACAATGCCGCGCCATCCGATGTTATGAAATACAAAGGATATCCGCCCGGCCATGCATAAGGACCAGCGCGCAAAGTAGCCTTCAATTGCGCCACAGTATCAATTGAACTGAAATGCCTGGAATAGTCCGGGCGAATAGGATTAGCGGACCAATTGTCCGCGCGCGTGTCATGGAGCGCGCCGTCGCAGCTTGATATGAAATAATAATCTAACATGGGATTAGCCTCTCTTGTTGGCGTATATTGAGACAAGCCCGCGCAATTCGATATTGTGCAACCATTCGCGCGTTGCGCGTTTGCATTCGTTGCGAGACCGACGCGCTGGAACAACAACGATTTGAGAGCCGTCTATATAGTGGCGAATAATTAGAGCGCCGACTTTACTATCTGTAAATTGTGTTTGGTTCGTCATGTGATTTTTCCCTTTCAATTTTCGACGTGTTTAAATTGTCTCTTATTAGTCTTGGCAATATTCAATAAACATTGCGAGCAACCAATATTCACCCGCTGCAAGTTTTAAGAAGGCTTTAGGTTTTACGTTGTTTAGTTTTGGGTGTGTTGGGATAACGTCGAATTTGCCCTCTCTATAATTGATGCACGCCACATTCTCTTTAGTTGTTTCGCAGGTGATAATTCCGGTTGCGTAGTTATGGTCTAACATTGTGTGTACCCTTTCGTTGCGTTTGCGTAACGAATTGTCACGTTTATTTGCTCCATATTCTATATAGACGTATTGTCCGGTTGTAAACAGAGTAATTGCATAAAAGACAAAAAAAATGCTAGATGTTACATTGTAACATCTTAACTACAAAATAATGGTGTGTTTTATATGAGCGACACCAAGTTCAAGACAGGGCAAAAAAAGTTAGGCCGCAAACCCGGCGTGCCTAATAAGATGACCCAGGATATCAAGCGCGCAATCGACTATGCGTTCACCCAAATAAATCACGATAATAAATGGCTTATAGATATGGCGACGAATGGCGACCCAGCGGACAAAAAACTGTTCGTTCAATTGCTAGCCAGGACCATCCCAGCCAGCCTGTCCGTTCAAGTCTCCCACACATTCGACCTTGCTGCCGCCATTGTTGCTGCCGATGCGCGGCTCAATTCGCCAGACAATAAAGCGATAGAACATAAACCTATCAACGCACAATTGGTGGACTCATTGGTGGACTGCAAAGATAAAGACTTGCAACCTATTGATATCGTTGAACCTATGGCTCCCAAGCTGAGAATCGAACAAGAATGATTGCACGTCAAACGTCAAAAGTTGTTGCGAATGCGAATGATTCGCAATGCGAATGCGAATCATTCGCAACGGGGGGCGTGGCCGGGGGCACCCCCGGATCGCCGCGCCGCGCTGTATCTGTGGTACTGCTGGAGACACTCTACATATAAATTTTTGAAATTTTATTTTTAGGTTTCACTTATGCCCAAGCAAGAAGCCCACCCTGACGAGCAACAGTTGATCGCAAGAATTTTCGCGTTCAAGGATGATCCCTTATCTTTCGTCCTGTTCGCGTTTCCCTGGGGTAAGCCCGGCACACCCCTTGAGAACCACACCGGCCCGCGTCAGTGGCAACTTGACGCGCTAACCCAGATGCGCGACCACATCGCGGCTAACAGGCAAAGAGTTGCTAACGGTGTAGACCCAGAACTTATGAAACTCGCCAGAGCGTCCGGTCGAGGTATCGGCAAAAGCGCGTTCCTCGCCTGGGTGGCACTTTGGTTGTTCAGCACACTCCCCAGCGCAACGGTCGTCGTCTCAGCCAACACCGAGCAACAGCTAAAGTCCACGACCTTCCCGGAAATCAGGAAGTGGGCGACGATGGCGATAAACTCAAGATGGTTCGAGCATAACATCATGTCACTCCAACCGGCCGCGTGGCTGGTCACGGCGCTCAAGGAGACGACAGGTTACGATGATGCGTACTGGTACATCCAGGCCAGACTCTGGAGCGAGGAAGCGCCTGACGCCTACGCGGGAGTTCACTCCCAGATGGGGATGGCGGTTCTCTTCGATGAGGCCAGCGGCATCGCCGGATGTGTGTGGCCGGTGGCGCAGGGTTATTTTACGGACAAGACGATACACCGGTTCTGGATCGCCATCAGCAATCCACGCAACCCATCCGGTGAGTTCTTCGAGTGCTTCCACGGTAATCGAGATCAGTGGAACCACGAGACTATTGATGGCAGAAGCGTCGGTGAGAATGACCACAGCCTTTATGAGAACATCATCAAGCAGTACGGCGAGGATAGTGATCAGGCGCGGGTCGAGGTCTATGGTCAGTTCCCACGGCAGGGTGACTACCAGTTCATATCCAGGGGGAATGTCAACGACGCGACTGATCGCGAGCCGACACCAGACCCCGGCGCGCCGATGGTGATTGGGGTAGACCCCGCGAGGTTCGGTGATGACAGCGCGGTGATAGCGTTCAGGCGCGGCCGCGACGCGAAGGACATCCGGTTCGAGCGGTACAAGTCATGCAGCACGACGGAACTTGCGGAGTACGTGGCGCGCGCCATTGAGAAGTATCAACCTGAGGCGGTCTTTGTTGAGGGCGACGGCGTCGGCGGCGGGGTCGTGGATATTTTAAAGGACGCAAGGTTCAAGGTCATCGAGGTCAAGTCGGGTGGCGGGGCGCAGGACAAGGACGCCTACGCTAACCACAGGACGGAGATGTGGGGCAGGATGCGCGATTGGATACCTTCAGCGGCGTTGCCCGACCTGAAGGAGTTGGCGGATGATCTGTGCGCGCCACTTTATGAGTTTACCCTGAAAGGCCAACTCAAGCTGGAGTCGAAAGAGAAGATGAAGAAGCGCGGTCACGCATCACCGGACTACGCCGACGCGCTGGCGATGACGTTCTCGCGGGTCGTTGGACGCAGTGACAGGAAGACGTCGCGCAGGTCGCGCAAACAGAATGTGGCGCGAGATGTAGACTACGACATGTTTATGTGAGATGATATAACATAACACTTCTGTTTAAGGATAGTACATGGCTGGAATTTTTGATTCCCCCAAGGCCCCGAAACCGCTGCCCCCACCACCCACACGCTCTGACGTGAACGTGCAACAGGCGGCGCTGGATCAGCGACGTTTAGTTGGTGGAGCCAGTGGTCGAGCGTCAACGGCACTCGGCGGTGGCAAGGGGTTTGAGAACACCGAGGATGATGTTGCGTCCAAGGCGCTCCTAGGACTGGCCTGATGATAGGGTCGGATCAGGACGCCGAGTGGGTCGTCAAACGGTACGATCAATTAGAAGGTGAACGCGGAACGTGGGAAAGCCACTGGGCAGAGATTGCCGAGCGAGTGCTGCCGCGTTACCACAACACCATGCAGCGGTCCACGCTGAACATAACCCCTGGCGAGAAGCGAACGGAGAAGATGTTCGACGCCACGGCATCTCTTGCTTTAGAACGTTTTGCGGCGGCGATGGAGAGTATGCTCACGCCGAGGAACCAGAAGTGGCACCACCTTCGGTCAACGAACGAGGACTTGAACAAGGTACGTGAGGTCAAGCTGTACTTTGAGGAGGTCAACAACAGACTGTTCAAGGAACGGTATTCACCCAAGTCTAACTTCGCCAGCCAACAGCATGAGGTCTATATCGGCCTTGGAGCGTTCGGCACCAGCGCGTTATTCTCGGATTACCATGACGGGGGTGGGCTGCGGTATAAGGCAATCGACCTACGTGAGTTGTTGTTCGACATGTCACACCAAGGTGTGGTCGATACGTCTTATCGTAAGTTTGTCCTGACCGCGCGGCAGATGCAACAGCGCGTGGACGCGGGGCGCTGGGATACTATCCCCGAAGAGGCAACGGCGGCGTTGAAGGAACACCCAGATAAGCAGTTCGAGATCATTCATTGTGTCCGACCCAACGGTGAGATGGACCCCGCCCGCAAGGACTATAAGGGTAAACCGTATGCGTCCACGTATGTGGCGGTCGCGGCACGCACCACGCTTAGTCGTGGTGGGTTCAACACGTTCCCCTACAGCGTCACACGCTACGTGACAGGTCCGGGTGAGTTGTACGGCCGGTCGCCCGCGATGCTCGCATTGCCAGCGATCAAGGTTCTCAACGAACAGAAGAAGACCATGTTGAAGCAGGGCCACCGCACGGTGGACCCGATACTGCTGTCGCACGACGACGGTGTGTTGGACGGGTTATCATTGAAGCCGGGGGCGCTTAACCCCGGTGGCGTGAGCGCGGAAGGCAGAGCGTTAGTACATACACTCCCTGTAGGCAACCTCGCAGCGGGTCAAGAGCTAATGGACATGGAGCGAACCGTTATCAACGATGCGTTCCTTGTGACACTTTTCCAGATACTGGTGGACACACCAGCGATGACGGCAACGGAGGTATTGGAACGTGCGCGCGAGAAAGGGGCTTTGCTATCACCTACAATGGGTCGCCAACAGTCTGAGGGGCAAGGCCCGCAGATTGAGAGAGACATTGATCTACTACAGTCCCAGGGCCGTCTACCTGAGATGCCGGACGTACTGCGAGAAGCTGACGGTGAGTATGAAATTCAGTACGACAGTCCACTATCTCGGTCACAGCGATCCGAAGAAGCGGCAGGTTGGCTACGAACGCTGGAGGCAGCAATCGCGTATGCCAATACGACCCAGGACGTGAGTGTGCTGGATCAGTTCGACACCGACATAATCTACCCCGCTCTGGCCGAGATCAACGCGGTCCCGGCGACGTGGATGCGCGGGCAGGACGCGGTGGATCAAATGCGAGAGCAGCGAGCCAAACAACAGCAGACCCAACAGATGATCGACGCGGCACCCGCCGCAGCGGGCATGATGAAGGCGGTGCAGTAATGGGTGACGCGACCGATACACTGCTTGGGCCAAAAGCGCCACCTCGCCCGTTGAAGAAGGGGGAGTTCATTCAGAACAAAGGGGGTTCCAAGTCTACGGAACGATTGATTGGGGTGAATGACCCCCGGATCAATGGAGGTAAACCCACACTGATCCCGTCTGTATTTGTGATAGACGGTAAGGTTAAGTCGTTCTCAAAGATGTCCGCGAACGGTGAAGTTATACCCCCGACTGCTGAACAGTCCGACAGGGCCGCAGACGCAGCACTCGCGTCAGGTTTAGAGTTTCCGTCTTTTCCTAGCCATGAAGGTAAGGGGGGTTCGACTGAATTTGCGATTGAGCGAAGTCGAACAGGGGGCATCGCGAACGGGCCTCTGGGTAAGAAGCCCAAGAATCTTGGTGAGGTAATGGGTGAATGATCGAGGAAATTAGACATTTTTTACGTCTACGTGGTCAAAGCTATCGTAAGACGTTTGAGGGAGTTCATGGCGAGCGGGTCTTAGAAGACCTCGCCCGGTTCTGCCGCGCGCACAGCAGCACGTTCCACACCGACCCAAGGGTCGAGGGGATCATGCAGGGCCGACGTGAGGTGTGGCTGCGGTTAGCGCACCACCTCAACATGAGTGAAGAACAACTTTGGAATTACTATAACCCAGGTGAAATAAGGAGTGATGATTGATGGCTGATGTAGCAGGGTCCGTTGATGCGGGAAACCCGGAACCGGTAACGGCTCCGGTAAGTGAGCCAGTGGCTGCGCCTGTCGTTGAGGCGGCAGCGGTACCGGTTGTTGAGACATCGTGGATCGACAGTGTTCAAGACCCCGATCTGAAGGGTTGGGCCGAAAAGAAGGGGTTGAACAACGGGTCGTTCGAGAACGTGCTGGGGTCTTATCATAATCTTGAGAAGATGTTCGGCGCGGACAAGGCAGGTCACACTTTCACGCTACCTGGACCCGACGCGACACCGGAGGAGATGGGCGCGTTCTATACCAAGTTGGGTCGCCCCGACGCACCGGAAGGTTATGAGGTTGCGGTGCCGGACGGTTCGCAGCCTGACTTTGCTAATTGGGCGCAAGGCGTCTTCCATGACGCCGGTCTCAGCAAGGCACAGGCAGACAAGGTCACGGCGGAGTGGGGCAACTACGTTGGCACCACCACCCAATCGAACACCGAGGCACAAGAACTCGCGGCCACTAATGCGACGAATGAGTTGAAGCAGAAGTGGGGCGCGGCCTATGAGACGCGGGTCAAGACGGTTGACTCGACTGCAGTTAACCTGGGCATGACCAGTGACGAGTTGACGGCGCTTAACGCGGCGCTTGGCGGGACACGCGCGATGGAGTTCGTCTACAACATGGGTGCCCAACTTGGCGACCATGCGATGGAGGACGGCGATAGCGTCAACACCAACGCCATGACACCGGAGGGGGCTAAGACCGCGCTTAACGAGTTAATGGGGTCGAAAGATTTTCAAGAGGCGTGGCATGTGAAGTCACACCCCAACCACAGGGCAATGGTCGAGAAGAAGGCTCAGTTGTCACGCATGATCGCAGGAGGTGCAGTGTGAAACAAGCCCGGCTTGAAGCACTGAAGATGGCGGTCGCGGTAACACCGGACGACGCGGAAGAAGATTACATAATGTTAGTTGCGGAGGAGTTCGCGCAGTATATTGAGAATGGACCGAAGGTGGTCAAGATGCCCACCGCGTCAAAAACACGCAAGAAGGTTAACACCACTGGCGAATAACCTTTTCACCCACTCACGTTTGACACAACACCCTAATTTAGTTTACCATTCAATCAGAGCGCACCATTTGGTGTCGAACGGACTACGCTGATAACCCTCTTGGGCCGGTAATACAGTTCCAGTAGTGGCCCCGCGTATTGTGGATAAGCCTATAGCTTTTGTTTTAACCGACAGAAGGAAGGCATTTAACCATGTCCAACGAAGTCTTAGACTGGTCAGTAATTGACTACAAGTCTACCGTTGAGCATCTTCTCCAACAGCGCGGGTCAAAGTTTCGCGACTGCGTTATGGAAGATAGCTACCACGGTAAATCCGGCGCGGCAGTTAACCAGGTGGGTGCGGTAACGGCCCAGTTGCGTCAATCTCGCCACGCTGACACCCCGCTCATTGAAACGCCCCACGACAAACGGTGGGTCTACCCACTCGATTATGAATGGGCTGATCTTATTGATGACGCGGACAAACTCAAGATCATCGCTGATCCAACTAGCCCTTACGCCATCAATGGCGCGATGGCTATCGGTCGCGCGATGGACGACGAGATCATCGCAAAAGCCACAGCCTCGTCCCTCACGGGCGAAGACGGCACCACCTCCACTGCGTTCCCAGCCGCTCAAACGGCGACGACGACGGCGGGTGGTTTAACGGTCGCCAAGTTGCGCGAAGCAATGCAGTTGCTGATCGCGGCGGAAGTGGACGTTGATAATGAGGAGCTGTATTGCGCCATCGGCGCTCAACAGCATGATGATCTACTTGGTGAGACCCAGGCCATCAGCCTCGATTTTACAAACAAACCGGTTCTCGTTGATGGTCGCATCAAATCCTTTATGGGATTCAACTTCAAAGATAGCCAACGTCTGGCTCTCTCTGGCTCTAACCGCACGGTTATTTGCTGGGCGAAGTCGGGTCTCCATCTTGGTATTTGGAACGACATCAGCGCCCGGATCACAGAACGCGACGACAAATCTTATTCGACTCAAGTCTACGTGAAAGCCAGTTTTGGTGCCACGCGGGTTGAAGAGAAAAAGGTTGTCGCCATCACTTGTTCGGAGGCTTAAATCATGGCTACTGTATATAGCATCCAAAAGACCAAGTGGGACCAAAGCACACCCGCCGTTATGATCAAGACGAATGAAAAGGCGGGTCGTATTCGTATGGCTTATGGCGAGTACGAGGCTGCGGCCATTGCGTCGGGCACGGTTATCGAGATGTTTAATCTCCCTAACGGCGCGCGCATCTTGTCCGGTGAAGCGACCTATGACGCGCTTGACAGCTCGTCCACTTTGTCGGTCGGTCACGCAGCGTATAACAACTCTGCGGGAACCGCTGTCGCACTCGATGTCGACGAGTATAAGGCTGCGGCTGCGTCCACCACGGCTCAGTCGGTCGCTTGCGCTGCCACTATTGCGCTTGGTAAGAACTCGGTCGTTGACGCAGATCAAACGGGAATCCCCATCACGGTTGTGACGGGTGGTGCTACCCTTACCGGTACCATCATGCTTGTTATGAACTACGTCATCGACTAACAGGATTAGGGGCGGTTTAAACGCCGCCCCTTCTCTTTCTAACGGAGACGCTGAATGACCACAGATGTTGGTATCTGCAATTTGGCGCTTCAGCGTCTGGGCGCAAGAACTATCAGCGCGCTCAATGAAAACAGCACCGCCGCGCGAGCGTGTAACCGTGTTTACGAACACGCCAGAGATACTGAGATACGCGCCTATTCTTGGAGTTTCGCGCGGGCGCGCGCCTCTCTCGCTGCTTCGACTACAGTCCCCGCGTTTGGGTTCTTGAAGCAGTATCAGCTTCCGGCTGATTTTATCCGGCTCATCCCCTCTCGCGTTCTCGGCACCACCGTGACGACAGAGGGTGGCATTGACCCCAACATTGATTGGCAGATCGAGGGCCGCTTTATTCTGACGAATGACTCGTCACCTCTGAAGATCGTGTACCTCAAGAAAGTGACGGATGAGGAGACTTTTGACGATCTCTTCAGTGAGTTGCTTGTGTCGCGTATTGCGATGGACGTTTGTGAGAAAGTGACACAATCCAACACCAAGAAGAAAGACGCCACCGATCGGTACGTCTTTGCCCAGAAGGAAGCCAAGAAGATAAACGCTTTCGAGCGTCCACCGATTGACTTCCCTCAGAGTGAGTGGGTCTTGGCGAGACTGTAGATGGCGAAAGTATCGCCCATACAATCAAATTTTAACGGGGGTGAGATCACCCCCTTGTTATACGGCAGACCCGACATTGACAAATATAAGTCGGGGTTGAAGACGTGCTTGAACTTCGTGCCGTTGATCCAAGGACCGGTCGAGCGCCGCCCTGGCACAGTACACATCACTGAGGTATTCGACAGTTCCAAGAGTACGCGGATATTCCGATTCGAGTTCTCTATCACCCAGGCGTATATAGTGGAGTTTGGTGACCTTTACTTCAGGGTCATCAAGGACAACGGGTTATTAGTTACAACACCGACCAAGATCACCACGACTTACGCCGAGGCTGATCTGTTCCAACTCAAGTTTTCACAAAGCGCGGACGTGCTTTATATCGCGCATAAATCTTATGTCCCGCGCAAACTGCAACGAACGTCCGGCACCACTTTCACCATCTCGGATGTCGTGTTTTCAGACGGGCCTTTCCTCAACACCAACATCGAGACCACCACCCTAACGCTATCCGGTGGCGCCTACACCAAAGGCGCCACCGGGGTAACGGTCACAGCCGGTTCACCCACCACCACTATCTCAGGTGCGACACAAGCCAACCCTGTGGTGGTGACCGACACCGCCCACGGCTACAGTGACGGGACGGTTGTTCAGATTCTGGCGGTCGCGGGGATGACTGAACTGAACGGTAATTTCTACATCGTAGCAAATAAGAACAACAATGATTTTGAGTTGCAGGACTTATCAGGGGTGGACATCGACGGGACGGGGTTCAGCGCCTACAGTTCTGGCGGGACCGCATCGGTTGATCCAAGGCTTGGGGTGAACGGCGGCACCGGTTTCAAGACGACCGACGTGGGTCGCCTGATCCGCTGGCAAGACGCTGCCACAAACTGGACGTGGTTCACAATAACAGCCTTCACCAGCACCACGGTCGTAACGGTCACGATAACCGGACCCACTGCGTCAGCAGCAACCGGCACCGTCAATTGGCGGCTAGGTGTGTGGTCAGCGACCACAGGTTACCCGTCAGCGGTCACGTTCCATCAGAATAGGCTCGCGTGGGGCGGCGGTGTTGATACACCCCAGCGCGTCGATATAAGCCGCAGCGGCGACTTTGAGAACATGGCACCGACCGAGGCTGACGCCACTGTAGTAGCAGATAATGCCATCGCGATCACGTTGTCGGCTGACAATGTCAACGCGATCCGCTGGATGGCAGATGACGAGAAAGGTTTGATCGTCGGCACGTCGGGTGGTGAGTGGGTACTCCGACCGTCCGAGACTGGTGGTGTACTCGCGCCAGCCACGGCACAGGCTAAACGGTCCTCCTCCTTCGGTAGCGCCGACATCACACCGGTCAGGGTTGGCCGCGCGTTGTTGTTCGTCCAACGCGCCGCGCGTAAACTGCGCGAACTCGCGTATGTGTTTGAGGACGACGGTTTCCGCGCACCTGACATGACAGTCATTGCAGAGCATTTAACTCAGGTCGGTATTGTCGAGATGGCGTATCAGGCTGAACCACAGAGTGTGGTGTGGGTCGTGTTGACCGATGGCACCTTGTTAGGCTTCACCTACGACCGTGAGCAGCAGATCACCGGCTGGCACAGACATGTGGTCGGTGGTGTATCAGACGCAGCGGGTACTCAGGCCAAGGTCGAGAGTGTGGCTGTTATACCAAACGCAGCGGGTACAGCCGACGAGGTCTATATCGTGGTTCAACGGTACATCAACGGCGCGACCGTGCGGTTCATAGAGTACATGAAACCCTTCTGGAAAAGCACCAACGACCACGAGGATGCGTTCTTTGTCGATTCCGGTTTGACGTTGGACAACCCCGTCACGGTGACGGGCATCACTGCAGCGAACCCACCTGTTGTTACGGCAGCGACACACGGTTTTAGCAACGGCGATTCCGTCAAGCTGGCGTCGGTTCTCGGCATGACCGAGGTCAACGACAGCACCTATAAGATTGGCGAGGTCGCAACCAATACGTTTGAGTTATTCGTCCAGGGTAAGATCGCGGCGGGCATATCTGGTATCACCAAAGCGGACCCTGCGGTTGTCACGGCAGTCGCTCACGGCCTGTCGGCCGGTGAGGAGATATTGATACTCAACGTGACCGGCATGACTGAGGTCAACGGGGTCGGTTACATGGTGGCTAACCCAACCGCCGACACGTTCGAGTTAGAAAGTGTCAACAGCACCAGCTTCACCACGTACACGTTGACCGGCGATATACACCATGCGGTGAATGCGACGGCCTTCACCACATACGTGTCAGCGGGTGTCGTCAGGAAAAGAGTAAGCACCGTCTCCGGGTTGAGCCATCTGGAAGGTGAGACTGTGTCGATCCTGTCCGAAGGCGCAGCCCACGCCGACAAGGTGGTCACTTCGGGTGTGGTCACGTTCGACCGCGATAGCACCAAGGCACATGTGGGGTTGGGGTACAACTCAGACTTTGAAACATTAAGGCCAAACGAGGGTGCTAAAGACGGCACATCCCAAGGTAAGCTGATCCGCATACACCGTGTTGTCATGCGGTTCTTCCAATTCTTAGGAGGTTCTATTGGACCTGACACCAGTAATCTTGATACTGTTGTTATTAGAGAAGGCGGTGACAGCATGGATACCGCCGTTCCTCTATACGATGGCGATCTGGAGTTTGAATGGGACGGTGAATACACGACAGATAATCATATCTTCTACAGGCAATCACAGCCACTACCGGTGACGATAGAAGCGGTGATGCCGCAACTGAGTACGCAAGACCGATGATCAGTATCGTAAAATTCAGAGCGGAACACCTCTTGGCTATCAAGCTACAGGAGGCGCAATCCTATCTGCGTTTGCACGTTGATGAGGATATGGCGCGCGCGTTGGAGAAGTATGAGAGCCGCACGGCGTTATGCGAGGGGAAACCAATCGCAGCGGCGGGTGTCATTCCTCTCGACTCTGGCATAGGTCGGTTGTGGTCGTTTCTCTCTGCTACAGGCCCACAGAAGTTTCTCCAGATACACCGCGCCACACAACGGTTTCTCGATACGCAGACTTTCAGGCGGCTTGAACTCATTGTAGACATAGACAACACCCCCGCGCATAGGTGGGCTTTCCTGCTTGGGTTCCACATGGAAGCCGCGCGGCTTCAGAGTTACGCACATGACGGGCGCGATTGTAGCCTGTATGCTAGGGTCGCATGACCGTTGACATAATCCACACCACCATACACGATCTTCAGTCGGACCCCGACTTGTTGGGTTTGCTCATGGAGTACAGTTGCGAGTCCGGTATGTCCGGCCTACCACCACCGAAGTGGAACTTCGGCACGTACAGTATGATGGAGAGCCAAGGTTTTCTTCACCCTATTGCGGCTTACGTGGACGATCATCTGGTGGGGTTCCTGTTGCTGTTGGTTCACGACCTACCTCATTACAGCGTACCGGTTGCGGTGAGCGAGAGTTATTTCGTAAGCGCAGACCACCGCTCGACCGGAGCCGGTCTTCGGCTACTGCACGAGGCGGAAGGTCTGGCGACCGAGATGGGCGCGGCCGGGATTGTGGTCAGCGCCCCTCATGGTGGGAAACTCGACGCCGTGTTGGCGAAGACGAATTATAAAGTAGCGAACACCGTGTACTTCAGGAGTTTCCAATGAGTACGCAAGATATCACCGCGACGACTGAGGCCGGGATGGCAAACGTGTGTCAGATGGAGACTGAAGTTCTGGCGATGCCACAGGTGCCGGTCGAGACGAGCCACGTCCTCCACGCAGGGGTCTACGCCCGCACGGTTATGATACCGGCAGGTTGTGTGATGACCGGCGCGTTAATTAAGATCGACACGGTGGTGGTTATACAAGGGGCCGCGAGCTTCTATGTGGGCGATGATGTTGTTTATTTTGAAGGGTACAACGTAGTACCAGCGTCAGCCGGTAGGAAGACGGTAGTGTACGCCGACGAAGACACCTGGGTTACAATGTTTTTTCAGACCACCGCGAAAACGGTGGAGGAAGCCGAGGAGCAGTTTACCGACGAGACCGGCAAGTTGGGGTCACGCAAACACGATAACGTAAACACGGCAGTGGTAACGTAAGATGAGCGGTTACACAGCAGTCACAGTAGCAGTCGTTGGAGCGGTGACCGCAGCCGGTGCCGCCGTCGCGCAGGGTGTGGCGTCGAGCAAGGCTGCGAGTTTCAACGCGAAGGTTGCTGATCGTGACGCCGTCGCTACACGTCAAGCCGCCGCCGAGAACGCTAAAAGGTTCAGACGCACCTCCGCGAAAAGGCTCGCCCAGGTAAGGATGCAAGGTTCGGGTAACGACTCTTTCGACCTGTTAGAAGACAGCGCGATGGAGGAGGAACTTGAGGCGCTGAGTATTCTCCATTCAGGGGAGTTAGGCGCGTTGACGCTAACCAGCAACGCCGACTTAGACCGGCAGAGAGCCAAGTCGGCGCTTTCAGGCGGTCTGTGGAAGGCGGGGTCGTCCCTCTTGATAGGTGGCGCGCAAGCCGCGAGTTATATGCCTAAAGGTGGCGGGAGCGGCAGTGGGGCTTCGCCGGTAGAGGCGGTTAAATCGCCCGGTTTGGATATAGGATAAGGAGTGATTTAAAATGCCCAGTATTAAAACATTCGACGCGGGAGCCGTAGCATCAGGAGGTGGGGGTGTACGTCGCGCATCAGCCGAAGATTTCGGACCAGCGGCCGCGGGAGCCGGTCAAGCGGTGGGCGCTGCGATATCTGATGTGGGTGTGCGGTTATCCGCCGCACAAGACCGCAACAGCCTGAGAGAAGCCACGGTGGATCGAGCCACCGTCTACTCCAAATACCAGACCGAGGTCGAGGCAGATTTCCAGCAAAGAATGGCAGATGGGGGTTTCGCAGGTAAAGGTCAGTTGGCTGAGTTCAACCAATCTATGCGAGACAAGTTGACGGACGCGCTAGGCCAGCACAGTGCTTTTGGCGACAGCGCGGCCAAGTTAGAGGTGAGTTTAATCGGCGCGAGGAGCCACTACGAGGGGTTGGCTACAACAGCAATGCGCGATGGTCAGATCGAAATACTGACAACGAATTTCGGTGATCAACTAAACCCCACCTTAGAAAAGATTCGCTCCGGTCAGATGTCGATAGCCGAGGGCTACCAAGCGGTAAACGACATAACCGACGATGTTGGAGGGTCGGAGGAGACCGGCTACACACTTCCGAAGAAAACGATATTCTCTTTACACGACGCCGCGCAAAGTGCGGTAGCCGAGAGTGCGCTGAATAAGGAGTTGGATAATGGGAACTGGCGAGCCGCTATGGAGTTGTTCAACGACCCCGCGAACGACTTCGGCAATGTTCTCGACCAAGACACGATCAAGGCTTTTACGAAACGCATAGGGGGTCAGAGGCTGGCGTTTAACACGGCGGAACAGGAGTCCATAATTAAACGAAATAACACAGCGGTGGATTTTGGTTTCCCCAGTTGGGATAAGGTGCCGCAGAACGTCAAGATAGCCATCGCCACCAACCAACCCATTCCGGGTTTTGGTAAACCCAGGGAACCGCAGTCTACCGCAGGGAAACAAGTCTCAGATAGGCAGTTCTTAGTCAAAACATACGGCCCAGACCACCCCAGTGTTAAGCAGTTCGATAGGTTGGTCAGAGGGGTGGAAACCGAGAAGGCGCTATCACCTGTTGGTAAATTGATTAGTGACTTAGAGGTGTTGAAGAAACAAGAGAAAGGCCCAGGAGACCCTGGTTTCGACGCGATAGTCAGCCAGATCGAGGGGCAGAATAAAAAGATTAAGGCGCGAGAGGAGTTGGTTCTGAAACAACCCGCCGCCAAAATTATGTTTGATACCGTCATGCGGAAAGCTGATGGTATGCGGGATGACGCCAAAACCGCCATTATGTTATGGACGGGGGAAGACACATATAAAGCCGCGCTCAAGAAGTTTGCTGATATAAAAGATGGGCGGGGGGATTTCTTCGGCGCGGACTTCGCGTTAGGCACCACCGGTTTCTCCTCCAGCATCGCATCGCAGAGGCGCGGCAGCACAGTGAATGAAATTGACAGCGCCCTCACGAGGATTGGCGGGAGCCGGATGCTAGAGGCGCTGGATAACCTCCGAAAAGCCTCACCTACGGGGTCATCCGGTATGGGACAGCTTAATGAGACTGAAGGTAAATCTCTGCGTTTTCAAGAGGGTGCGTTAACCGTAGATGCGCCGATCAACACGATTGAGACCCTGCTAAACTTGGTGGGCATGACAGATGGTATAAAGGCGAACCAGCGGAAGGCGTTCGATAAAGCCTTCGGTGCGTTACGCGAACCGGGGGGAACCGACACACCATCTACGGACACCCCCGCGCCCACGTCCGGTGCTTCAGAAGGCACAGTCTATGGTCTGGATGGGAAACCTCTTTAGATGGCTGACGAAACCCCCCAAATAGCCGAGAACCCCGCGCCTCTAGGAACAAGCGCGCCAGAGGTCACAAGTGTGCCGGTGCCACCACCTGAACCCACCCAACCCCCCGTAACGCCGGGAGAGGTTGTAGAGACACCAACGCAACCAGATGAGACGGTGGTTACGACCGCAGAGAAGCCTGTGGAGTTTGACACCATTAATATTGGGTCTGGCAGTTTTCAGATACAAAAAGGCGCGGCACCCGCCGCTCGACAGGAAGCTATAAAACACTACATCACAACACCTGAGTTCTACGAGACTTTGAACAGGGTGGATGGTGCGCCGTCTGGCTGGCGGAAAGCGGTCGGAGACGCGATAAAACCGGAGGATAAACTCGCCACCTTGAAGAAGTATGCACCGGATGCCATGCCGTTTGGTGACGACAATTTCATCTACACCGACAAGACCACCAACACTGTTGTTCTGTTCAACCCGAAGGGTTTTGATTCGGGCGATTTAGCGGGAGCCATGCGCGAGATCGTGCAGGGTATTGGTGGTACGTTGGGGGCGATAGCGGGTGCGCCCGCCGCAGGTGTTGGGGCTGTGCCGGGGGCAGCAGCGGGTGTCGTGACCGCCGATCTCCTGTATGATTTCACATCCCAGTTGTTCGGAGAGACACAGCGCAGCGAAGATATTATCGAACGGGGTGTGCAGACGGCGACCTTGGCGGCTACTGCCGCAGCAGGGCAGAAAGCGGGTGACGTACTTCTCCCGCTCGCGGCCTCCGGTGTTAAGAAAGTTCTGGGGGGTGGGACGGCGAAAGCCCAGGCAATCTTCAACAGCCTCCTCCGACACGACATAAAACCCACCGCAGGTGTGGTTACCTCCGGTAAGGGGGTGGGGCGAATAGAGAGCGGTTTGGATCAATCCATTGCCGCCGCGACCACAATGCGAAATCAGGTGGACGCCGTTGTGAAATCGGCGCAAGACGCGGTCGAAACAATAGCAGCTAAAATAGGAACACCCCGCACCCAGCAGGGTACAGGCGAGGTGCTACAGAAAGGCGCGGAACGCGCCCTGCAAGCGTTCACCCGTGAACAAGGTGTGTTGGAAACAAGATTGGGTAATGCGATTGGTGATGACACGAAGTTTTCCATCGACGCTTTGCGGGAACTCCAAGCAGAGTTGAAATCTTTCGCGGACCAGATGCCTAAGTTCTCACAGAAGGCTCACGGTGAGATACTAAACACCTTAGATATGTTAATGGCAGACGCCGCCGAGAACGGGGGGCGCATCCCGTATTCTGCGTTTCGGCAGATCAGAACATTCTTCGGGCAGAAGATGTCCGATATGACGGAAGGCGCTAACCGAGGCACGTTCAAGCGATTGTATGCCGCGATGACGGACGATCTGGAGACCGGAGCGGCTATCCACGGGCAGGGGGACATGTTCAAAGAGACTGTGGAGTTTACCAAACATTTTAAGACCGAATATGATGATCTTCTACAGAAGATGGTGGACTTCGACGCACCGGAGCAGGGTTACCGGTACGTGTTGAACAGCAAGAAAGACGGCGGGACTTCTTTTAGGCGTCTGCAAGAGCAGTTCACTCCAACGGAGTGGGCTGATGTGTCTGCCACCATCGTTCAGAAGATGGGACATAAAAACTTAGGCAATGAAGTTGACGGGGGTTTTTCGGTCAACACGTTCTTGAGCAACATGAAAAACACAGCGGACGAAGCCAAAGACGCGCTGTTCAAGGACATACCAGACGGCCCCGCGTTGCGCGCTTCTTTAGATGAGTTGGAGGTGGTGTTTAACAGTATCGCCGCCAGCGCAAGATTGGGCAACACCTCTAACACCGCTGGCGCGGCTCATGCCTTACAGCTAATGGACGCTCTTGGTGGTAATTTTACGAAGTTGATGCTCACGGGGTTAGTTGTCGGGGGGCAACCCGCAGCAGCAGCAGGGGCGTTAGCCGGTAACGTGGTAGGGAAGATAATCACCCCGCTAGCGGTCTCAAAACTTATGACCAACGCGGCCTTCGTAAAATGGTTGGCGGCTGGTCCCGCTGCTCGTTCAGGCGCGGAGGTCGGAGGCCACATGGGCCGTTTGACCGCAGTATACCAGACCAACCCCGAAATACGAGATGCACTAACAGAGTTCATGGCTGGTTTTAACACGACCGACGACGAGTCAGAAACTAAAGATAAGACTAAAGCGAATTGAAGTAGAACGGTTTTACCACTACACTCCAATCAGGAGACAAGACATTGACTTTTAGCACGACCACAAACAAGACATCAGATGTCGGCAACGCCTCGACCACTGCGTTCTCGTTCCCATATCTGTTCTTCGCCAACGACGATCTGGTTGTGACGTTGGTCACCACCGCGACCGGTGTCGAGGTCACACAGACCATCACCACCGAGTACACTGTGTTAGGCGCGGGTAACGCGGCCGGTGGCACTGTGACGATGGTGACGGCACCTGCGACAACCGAGACGTTGGTCATCCAACGCATCGAGCAGTTCTCCCAGGGTCTTGATCTGGTCGAGAACGATCCATTCCCGTCAGAGTCCGTCGAGCAACAGTTCGACATCTTGACGATGTTGGCACAACAGAACGACGAAGGGTTAGGCCGCGCGCTGAAACTGCCCGCGTCGAGCAGCGGTTCAGGTCTACTAGGCCCAACGACGGCGAACTATCTCATCACGGTCAACTCGTCAAACGACGGCTTCACGCTCGTTGATCCATCCACTCTCGGAACGGTGTCGGCATTCGTCACGCATGTGACTGACACGTTCAGCGGCAACGCATCGACCACTGCTTTTGTCCTCAGTTCCGACCCGGCTAGCGAGGCCAACACCCTCGTCACCATCGACGGTGTTGTGCAACACAAGGCGACCTACAGCCTGTCCGGTACTACGCTGAACTTCACGACCGCACCACCCACCGGCACTAACAATATCGAGGTGACGCACGGGCAATCAATTTCCAGCCTCGCAATCGTAACCGATACCAGCCCTCAGCTCGGCGGCAACCTCGACCTTAACGGGTTTGTCGTCACGGGTCTTGTTATCGGGACGAACGTACAGGCGTGGGACGCTCAACTTGACGATATCGCAGCCCTGGCGGTTACTAATGGAAACATCATCGTGGGTGATGGTACGGATTGGGTAGTTGAGTCCGGGGCAACAGCAAGAACATCATTAGGTCTTGGGACCGGCAATTCACCGACCTTTACCGGCCTGGCCCTTTCCGGCAACGCTACGTTTTCGGACAGCAGCAGAGCAATATTTGGCGCTGGTAGCGATCTCCAGATTTTTCACGAGGGCAGTAATAGCTACATCCAAGACACCGGTACCGGGGGTTTATACGTTGAGGGCAGCAGCGTCCAAATCAGAAATAGTGGTGGAACTGAGACGATGGCCAGCTTCACGCCAGATGGCGCTGTAAGTCTCTACCACAACAACGCCATAAAGCTGGCTACGGCAGCAACTGGTGTGACTATAACCGGCGAGGTCACAGCTACCGGCTTTACCGGCACCTTAGACGGCATACTTGGCTCTGGCACCCCTGCCGCTGGTACGTTTACGACACTCTCAGCAACAACGGTAATCAATATTACCGGTGCGGCTGATCCTCAAGTTCTAAAAATGAACAGCCAGCCGACAATATCGCGGGATAACACTACCGGCGAACTGTCTATTCTGACCAACGCCGCTGGCGCTGAAATATTCTTCAAACCGAATAACACACTTGCAGCAACACTATTCCCCGGTGGCAACTTCACCGCTGTTGGTGGACTTGCAGGAACAACCGGAACATTCACAGGCGCTATCTCAGTAGACGACGTTACCGACAGCACATCCGGCACCACTGGAAGCATACACACTGATGGCGGACTAGGCGTTGCGAAGGCGTTGTATGTCGGCACCACCTCGAAATTAATTGGCGTTACCACACACGGCGGTAATGTAGTTTCAGACACTGACAGCACCGATGACCTTGGAACAACCGGAGTTCGCTGGGCCAACCTATTTGTCGATGCAATTACTGCAACTGACCAAATAACGGCCACTGGTTTCACTGGCACTTTGGACGGAATACTTGGCTCTGGCACCCCTGCTGCGGCGACTGTGACGACACTTGCATCCGGCACGCACACCGTGGGGACAAATTCATCCGGCAACAGCGCAACATTGCAGACATCCAATACGTTCCAAT